CTGCTGATTGATTCTTATATGTTTTATTTATCTGAAATCCTATTGTCAACGTCTGATCTGCTACATGAAAAGTTAATATTTTATCTACGCTTTCTTTTTTTACGTCATATTTAGCTACATAACCATTGGCACAAACTCCGTGAAGCTCCTCATATCCTGCATCGATAGTAATCTGCGGGCCGTAACCGTAATTGTTAAATTTTGATATCATCGATATTGTATCTTCATTCGGATTATATAATTTTACTTCTGTCATCGGAATAGACTGAACTGAAATTTTTTGATCAAATTCTATATCAACCGGTGGATAAGTAAACTGCCTATTCCCTATTTGTAACTTTGCGTATTTTCTGAAAAGCTGAGCCATTATACAAACACCGGATTATTTATAAATAATTTCACTCGCGTATCAAGATTCGAACTATCAACTTTTGTCTCAAGATAATAAGTCGAAAAAACCTGATCGATATTAAAAGGCAAAATATTATAATCTAAATCAAGACCATTGACAACAGCATGCACTAAATCATTTTCATAAATTATCTTTGCCGTATAAAGCAAATTGTCATTCATATCATAAATGAAACACATATAATAATCAAAACGATCATTATATTTGAATTCGAATTTATACGAAAAACTTCCCAGCGTGAAAGTCTTTTTAACCGGAACTTCGTCCGGAGTAACTGGAAGATAATCTGCTGTAACTTGCATTTAATATCCTCCCAATCCCGCAAGAATTGATTTTAATTTCGGCGTTCCACTCTTTGATGCGCTTGACGTAGGTTGCTTTCCCTTATCAGTACTGGCGGCCGCCAATGTCACCAACTGCGTCTGAACAATCCGAACTTGTTTAAGATTAAGCTGTAATCCTATACCGGAACCGGTTTCAAGACTACGTTTATAATTAACAGACTCAACAAGCATATCTTCATAATCAGTATCGTAAGAATAGAGTGTTAATACAATCTTATCATCCATCCATTCTTTTATTATCTTCTTCCGGTCTTCAATGGGAGTCAATGCCATTATTGACCAATCAGTACCATCGGAAATATCATCAGTTAGAACGCAATTTAAAGATAATTGAACTGGACGCTGCCAGGTATTATCAACAATATCCGAACCATTCTCAATAGCATGATTTGTAATTTCCATGCTCTGATCTTCATTATCATCGACCATTACATTTAAAAGTACGCTGTCTATCTCATCGGATAAAAAACAGCGTTCTCGTCTTCCGGATAAAGCGTCTGATATTTTCCCAGTTATAGGCATATTATACCGCCGCCATTCCCATTTCCGAGCGTAATATAGTCCTGCTTAATTTATTGAGTGCATCCATAACGGCCGATTCCACTGCCTGTCCAGCTTCTCTACTTCCGGAAACATTTATATTCAAAGTTCCTATGAGACTTGCTATTTGATTACCACCAAATGCACGATTCGGGGTTATATCACCACCGACAGACGGAGTGAATAATTCCGGGCCATGTTCTCCGACCCAGTATGAATTCCCACCTCTAACCGATCCTCCGCCAGCTTTCCCGGCTGCGGCTGCTTTCTCTTTATTTTTTTCCATAACTTCGAACATCGGGCCTAATACTGGAATATAACCTTTTATCTTCTCAAAAACATTCCTTAATGTTTCGGGAAGCGAAATAAAAAATTCTTTTATTTTTTTCCAGTTTTCAAAAAGGAAAATAAATGGCGCTGCGATTGCATAAGCAATCAATTCCATAGTTTCAAGGAAATATTTCAAAGGCCCAATAGCTTCTTTAAATGCACGGTATCCGTCACGAACATTGATTATGAGCTCTTTCATCTTCTTTATCACTCGACCAAATACTGCCTCACCGCCTTTGAACCATACATAAATATCCTCAACGACAAGAATAAGAGCTGTAATAGCAATAGCTATACCGGCTATAATTAAAATAAATGGAGCAGAAACTCCTAATAAAGCTCCAACTGCGGTTACAACTGAATATATAGATAATACTAAGATCGGAATTGCTACTGAAGCTATTAAAATAAATGCAGTTTTCAAAATGGCAATGCCTTTTTCTGTTGTAGTAAGCCATTCCAAAACGTCTGCAATAACTTTCAAAAGAGGTTTTAAAGCTGTCATTAAAACTTTCCCTATAATTTCTTTTGTTTTTTCCCATGAAGTATTAAGCCGTGTCATCGTTCCATTCCAAGTCTCTAATACTCTGGCATATTGTTCAGTAAGTTTTGCCTGTTCAGCGTTTAATACTTGAGTCATAAATAATTCACGGCGTTTTTTTGTCACTTCATCATAACCCGCGCCGATACGTTTGAATTCAGCAATATGTTTAACGAGAACAGGAGACTGACGTAAGAATCTAATTGAACCGGTATTGATAGCGTTCTGCATACCCTGCATTGCTTCGTTTATATCGGTTCCCATTACTACGCTTAATTTTTGTACAGAAGATAAATTATCCCGGATGAATTCGATAGATGATCCAAACTTTAATGCAGAATTAGCGGCCTTCATCATATCAGAATCATCAGCCATTCCTTTGCTTGCTCTGACAACACCTTCGATAGATTCTTTTAATGTGTCGTAACCTTCACCGGCTAAATTTTGAAGCATAACGGTTTGTGTCTCTTCGTTTGCCGCAGCACGAATAAATTCAGCTCCCAGTTCACGTATTTTTTCAGCAATGTAAGCTCCGCCCATAGCTTCCATAATACCATTGATATTATGAAGGCCTTCCTTAAATCCATCCATAGACTTTTTTAGTTTATTTATGGCGCCGGATGCTTCGTCAGTGAGCTTTACTTTGCCATATATCGCACGTACTTCAGCCATTATTTTTTATTCTCGTCCTGTATCCTTTTTTCAAATGCTGCATTTACTAACATAATTTCATACGGACTCATTAAACTAGCTTCTGTATAAGACAGCACCCGATAAACAATCGGGCGCCAGAAATACCAATTCTCTTTTACTTCATCTCGAAAAATACTTTTGTCGTTTAAATTAACATAATACTTCTCAAGTATATCTCTAACGTTTCGATTGTTTATCCGGATACCGGTAACCGGCTGCCAAGTTGCCGCTAAGAAATTTCGGAGCAACTAAGCTCCAAACCTCCTCAAGCTCAATCAGATTAACTGTATCAAGAGTAAGCTTCGGCCCCTGTTCCGGAAACACGCAAAACTCGAAAAAATAATCAAGCAATGCTTCCATGCTCACCTGATCATTGGAAACTTTGAAAAGAGTTCCTTTGAGTTTTATCCATTCCCTGTTCCCGGGATGCTGTAATTTATATTTCTTCCCATTAACTTCGACGGTTGTTTGCAATAAATTCAATTCTGGCATAAATTACACCGCCGGAACATGATTCGGTAATATTTCATCAGTCCAGATAATCCATTCAATCTTTGACTCTTCCATTGCTCTTTCAATATCCGGCTGCGAATCGATCCAGCAATTTACACCGAGCGCTCCAAATTTAACATCGCTATTATCAGTAACAACGCACGGCAGAGGTACCGCACTATTCTTTAAAATATCAAGAATAGCGTTCGATGGACTGGTCTGTTTAAGCGTGAAAGTAAAAGAACCCATAACATTCGGATTCTTTGTCCTTGATACTTCCCCGCGCGCGCCTACGTGCTTTTTATAAAGTTCCTTATCAGCTCTCGCGACTTTAATAAAAGTTCCATCGGCATATCCTGTGATCATGTAAATCCCAAACATCAAAGTTACTTGTTTTGGATCGTAAGTTCCCAAAAATGAGCTAGGCATTTTTTATTCCTCCTAAGTTGTAATCAAACCGGTAATTTCAACCTTATGAATTGCACCGGCTAAGTAATATACGAATTTAACATTTGGTAATGTTCTTGCATTTTTATCTGTACTGGAAATATCTGCTCTTAAAGGAACAGTTACCTGATACATATATTTTTTATCATCTGACTTTCTTAAATCTTCATCTGATATGGCCTGAGCTATGATCCCGGCATCTCCTGCGCGTTTTAATACACCCCTGACTATTGTTGCAACCTGAGCAATACCGGTATCATCAAGGCTGATTTTCCCATTATTTACGAACAGACTTAAAAGCTGAATATTAAGTTGATCCTGTACCCAGTCTTTGCCGTTCGTTATATCAATATATACTCCCGAGGTTGCGATTCCTTCATTGGTAAATATTGCGCCTGACTGTTCCTGTAGGGCCTGACCGTGATCTGTTCTGATTTGATTGAGCTGAGTGAGCGTAAAATTTGCTGCATTCTGACCGGTTAAGGCTTTCCATTTCCAAGTGATTGATCCCGGCTGTTGCCCGATGCATTTACCTACCCATGCAGCGTCCGGATAATCATTCGGTACATCATGTATTAAGTAAGCCTCTCGATCATAATTTCTTGCCGTCAATGAGGTTTCATCAGATGAACAACCGATGAAAAACTTCCCGTTTGCATTTGCCCATGTACCGGCTAAATTTAAATCTGCTTTTAATCTTGACTGAATCAATACACAATAAAAAGCGTTACCATTTGCAACGAGTGTATCAAGTGCTGTATTATAAGCTGTTGCTGAAGGTTTCCGATATACTTTACAAAGCGAAGGGCGCGGAGACTGCGAAAACATAGCTGCAACCATTTTATATTCAGCATCATTCGATGTATAACCTTCTGCGGTTAAATCTGATAGCTCTGCAACTGAAATAACTCCGCTTGATCCCACGGGTACGCCGCTTCCGACAACTATCGGATCAAAGCTTCTTTGCTGTAAAGACAAAGTACCAAGCGAAATACTTATGTCTATATCATTGATAAATGATCCCATCTTTTCCTCCTAA